TTTTACAAAACAACTTGCAGATAGAATGAGTGTAGAACAGATAGGAGAGTGATAACAAATGAAAACAACGCAAAAAGATAGAATAATAAATTACATACGAGAGTTTGGTTCAATATCTAGCTGGGAAGCATACGCAGATTTAGGAATAACACAGCTAGGAGCAAGAATAGACCAACTAAAAAAAGAAGGATACGAATTTAAAACAGAATGGGAAAGCAACACTAATAGATATGGCGAGAGAACAGATTACAAGAGATATTATTTAGCGGATATGGTTTTAGAGAATATGGAACATATAACAAGATATTAGGAGGTAGTTATGATAATAGTAAGCCAAGAAAAAGATAGAATCATAAATTTTGATAATATATTACAAATATATATTACGATTGATGAAGATGACAAAGGTTGTTATATTCAGTATGAAGATTGTAACAATTCTTATGAAGGACTAGGAAAATATAATACAAAAGAAAGAGCAAAAGAAGTATTACAAGAAATAATAAAATCTTATAGATATTATAGAACAGCTGAATGTGATGGATATACCAATGTATTACAAGAAACAGCAGTTTTTGAAATGCCAAAGGACTAGCCTATGCAACAAATAAAAAAGAATACACTATGTTATTACTGTCTAGGCTGTAACAAACAAGCAGATACAGACTATAAGCCAGTAATGAGATGTAAAAACTTTATACAGGGTATTGAAAATTGGCAAGAAAAATTAAGAGAGGAGCTAAAGAAAAATGGCAATAAACAGTAAAAAGAAACGGAAGTGCAGGAGAAAGAGAATTGGCAAATAAATTAAAAGAATACGGTTATAACTGTAGAAGAACACAACAGTTTTGTGGGAATACTGGACAAGCAGATGATGTAGTAGGACTTGATTATATACACATTGAAAGCAAAAGAGTTGAAAGGTTAAATATAGATAAAGCAATTGAACAAGCAGTAAGAGATACAAAAGACAATAAGTTTCCTACAGTATTTCACAGAAAAAATAGAAAAGATTGGTTGGTAACAATGAGGCTAGATGATTGGATGCAAATGTACAACGAATATTATTCTGGGAGAAAGATAAAAGAATATGAGAATACCGAAGATAATAAGTAAAGATGGACATGAGTACATATTGATACAGCAATGCAACAAAAATATGTATCTATACAAAGAAATGATATATGGCTACAAAGAATGCTTTAAAGTCGATGAATTAAGTCTCATAACAAACAAAATAGCAAGAGGTCGCCCACCAAAATATAGATAGAAAAGAGAATAAAGGAGAAAAGTATGAAGATATATGATAAGAGAATATATAAAATAAGTGAGTGTATAAGAGTAGTGATAATAGTAATAGTGTGTTTCATGATAGGGTATGTATGTGGAATATTAGCAGGGGATAAGTCAGAGGAGTTAAAGAATAAAGACATAGAAATAGAATCATTAAAGGATACTGTGTATATGTTAAGAAAAGAGAGAGAAATATGAGTGAGATAGAAGTTGGAGAATATGTGAGAACTGAGGAGGGTTACATCGGAATTTTAATTGAATACATTCCAAATGCATTAAATTATTTAAAAATTGATGTTGGCAAAGAAATACGAAGAGATAATGGGATGTCTGATAATTATATATACACTAGATATGGATTTCAATTGAAACACAGCAAACAACCAATAGACTTAATAGAAGTAAAAGATGTTATTAAATATAGAATAAATAATATTTCAACGACATTAGAAACAAAAGGCTACGTTGAAGGGATTGTAGATATATCAAATGAAGAAATGTTACAAAGAATAAAGAATGATAAAAACTATGAAGTATTAGAAATACTAACACATCAGCAGTATATGGCTAATTGCTATAAAGTAGGAGGAGAACAATGGGATTAGATATAAGTGTAAAAGGTTTAGAAAGAAAAGATACTTACCATTGTGGATATATAAAATTTAATTTATATAGAAAGAAAGTCGCAAGTGCTTATAACGAAAGGTTAGGAGAATTATACAAAAAAACATTCAAAGATGAATTGCAACCAGAAGAAATCAAAGAATGGAATAATTTATGTAATAATGATTTAGATATATTTTTATGGCATAGTGACTGTGATGGAAAATTAACGCCTAAAGAATGTAAAAAAATATATGATGCAATGAAAGATTTAAAGGTAGAAATGCAAGGACACAATTACATAGAAATGAATTATTATGATATGCACCAATTATGGTTGAATATGCTTAAACATTGTTACAAGCATAGAGTAAATATGTATTTTTATTAAAATAAAGTAGGAGGAGAAGATGAATAGAGAGATAAAGTTTAGAGCGTGGCATAAAGTAAAAAATATAATGGTATATGACAATGAAGATGATACTTACGGATATTGGGATGGGTGTCGCAATAGCAATGTCGGAATGATAAATACAATTTTAAACTCACAATATTACAAAGAATATAAATTTATGCAATACACAGGACTCCGCGATAAAAACGGAAAAGAAATATACGAGGGAGATATAGTAAAAATAACAGGAAGCAAAGAAATAGATATTGGAAAAGTTATTTATGAATACAATGGATTTATTGTTGATGTTATGAATATGGATAGATTTTATGGAAGAGTTCATCTTTTAGAAAAATTTACAGAAGTAATCGGAAACATTACAGATAATCCCGAGTTATTAGGAGGAGAATAGATATGTTAAAAATAAGAGAAATAGAACGGATTTGAAAATTATACAATAGACACAGATGGAAAAGTATATACAAAAAATAGACAAAAATATTTAAAACAATATAAAGATGGTAAAGGATATTTATATGTTCTTTTGTATAACAAAGAAAAAAAGAAAACAATAAAAGTACATAAATTAGTAGCAAATGCTTTTTTAGGAAAGAGCAACTTACAAGTAGACCATATAGATGGAAATAAGTTAAATAATAAATTAAATAATTTAGAGTATGTAACACCAAAAGAAAATATAAGGAGAGCATGGGAAAAAGGTTTGGCAAAAAATACAGAAAATCAAAGAAAAATTGCAAGAAGAACTATGTTGAAAAAATGGGCAAATTATAGACAAATGAAGAATAAAAGTTTAGAAAGGAGTGATACATAGTGAAAGAAAAAACAGCAGATGAAGTTATATTAACACCGATGTATGAAGGCGAAGTATATAAATATCATGAATGCTCAAATTGTAAAAAAGAAATATACTTTAAAGAAGATATATTTCAACCATTTCATTTTGAAGAAAATATAAAATATTGCCCATTTTGTGGAAAAGAAGTAATAAGATATGCAAAACCAAAATTTATAGAAGAAATAAATTGGAATTGGTTAGATGAGTACAAAAATATTGTGGAAAAAATGTATAGAGAATTAGAATATATAATTTATTGTAAGCTAGATAAAGAACAAATAGACGAATTAGAAGAAAAGTCTGCAAGAGGAATGGAATATTTTGGACAGGATAGATGGTCCTTTCCATATAGTAAAGGAACTATATGCGACATAATTCATCGAATAACAAGAACTAAAGTACATTATACGGAGAAACGAAAACTTGAAAAAGAGTTTGGAGGTATTTTAAATGAATAAAAACAATATGGCAATCAATTTTAATGATGAAGAAACGATTATATGCTTTAATGGAGTTCAAATACACATAAGTAAAGAAAATTCAATGGAATTAGCGCATAGAATTTTAGACTATTTTGAATGGTACGAAGAAGAGGAGGACGAGTAGTGGAAAATAGTATAGAAGAATTAAAACAAAGGCTAGAAGAACTATATCAAACACAACAAGCTAGGTTGGATGTAGGAGCTGATGATTTAGACATAAGAGAAGAAATAGCAGAAGCGGAAGATGAAATTAAAGAATTACAAGCTGATATAAATGAAAAAAATAATAATGGTAACGACACAAATGTCGGTAGCATAGGAAATAGTATAGAAGAAGATAACTGGGACACTAAAAAATATATAGAAAGTGAAATAGAACAAGACATGATAAGAGAAAGTAAGATATTAAATAAGAGAATTAGGGAGCTGATTAAGTGAAAGAAAAAATAAATAAAAGAACAACTAAAGATAGCATTGAATATTTAGAATTACAATGTATTGTCAATAATAGAATACATGATTATGTTGCAAAGTATCATAGCTATCCTAAATATATTAAATTACCTTTATGGATATTTGAATGTTTAAAACAAACAATGTGTGAAGTAGACTTAAAAATAGATTATCAAACAGGAAAATTTACATTCTTTAATTTAAAAGTTTGTGAAACTGTTAGTATAGAAAAAGCAGAAGAAATCGAGGTGTTTTAAGTGAAAGAAAAAATAAGAGAATTAATGAAAGAGATTAATTTATTTGAAATCATTGTTGCATTTATAGAAGCGATTATTGGAACATGTTTAATAAAATCGAATACAAGTATTTCATCAATGCTTTTAATATTAGCAGGATTTCATGTAGGGAAGCGGATTATATGGAGGTAAAGAATAAGTAATGGAAGAAAATAGCGAGATAACAAAAGAAGAATATATATTAACTAACTTACACCCAGATGATAGAGGTTATTATATAAGATTAAAAGATAATAAAGAATATCAGCTATATTATAGAAAACCAAGAGGACAAAAAATGTATTGTTACATAAAAAAAGATAATCAAGAAATAAGACTTGATAAAGAAGTAGAAAAATGGTTTTTATCAAGTATAAGAGAATATGAAAGGTATGGGATTTGAGTGAAAAAAAATAGTATAGAAGAAATAATAAAAATAATTGAAAGAAAAATAAAAGAAGCGGAACATTATACAGATATTACTGGACTTTGTTTGACTTTAGATAAAGAGCTATGCAATGCTTTTATAAATATTTTATCAGATTATAAAAGAGTATTAAAAGAGAATGAAAAATTAAGAGTAAAATGGGATAAAGATACACATATATTGCAAAATAAATTAGATTATGCAAATGCAGATAGAATTGACTTAGCACAGCAGAATAAAGAATTAAGAAAAGAAAATGAAGAATTAAATAACAGATGTAGAAACTTGGATAAGGAAGCACAAGCATATCTTGAAGAATTAGCAGGAGATAATACATTAACTAGAAGAACCATAAAACAATTACAAGAAGAAAATGAAGAATTAAAAAACAAGTTAAGTTTAAAACAATTTGATGTAAATATTGTTTATAACGACTATTTAGAAAAATTAGATGAATACGAGAGAAATAATATTCCAAAACAAAAAGTAAAAGACAAGATAGAACATTATCAAAAATTACAACACAATTATATTGAGAAATATGATGAAATAAACGAGGGTTTACAAGCAATGATAAGTGCTTTGCAAGAATTACTAGGAAAGGAGTAAATTATGAGTGAAAAATTAGAAGAGTTAATAAGTTTATTATATCAAGATAAATTAACTCAATATGGTAAAAGGTTACTAGTAGAAAATATAGAAAAACTACAAAAAGAGAATGAAGAATTAAAACAAGATAGGAATAATAATTATCAAATGATAGCATTAGCACAAAATGAAGCGTTAGGATATATGCAAGGATATGAAGATGGTAAGAAATTAAAGAGAAGTGCTGTTGCAAATATAGTAGAAAATCAACAATATTATATAATAAAAAAACAAATTGAAAAATATGAAACATATATAGAACAGCTAAGAAAGGAACTAGAACAAAAAGATAAAATAATAGATTTAATGGCAGAAACAATAAATAATTATGATATAGACGAAGATGTTTGTAAACAAATGGGGCAAAAAACAAATTGTAATGAATATGAAGATGCAAAAGAGTGTAAAGAGTGTAAAGAGTGTATAAAACAATATTTTATAAATAAAGCGAAAGAAATCAGATAATCTGGAGGTACACGTAATGGATAAAATAGAAATGGTTATGATAAATGGAGATACAGTAGTAAAAAAGCAGTTTGAGGTATTAGATAAAGATGGAGTTATAAGTTTTGAGTTAGGCAAGTTAACATTAGCAGTCAGAAAAGAAGATCTTAGAAAATTAATATGAGGAGGTACAAATGAAATTAAGTAAAGAAGATTACAGAGAAGCAAAGAGTTGTTTAAAAAGATACAATTACAATTGCATAACAATAATGAATATTAAATTGGATATAATGGGACTAAATTCATCAGTACTCGATGGCATGCCAAAAGCACCATATAAAGTAACAGACAAGGTATTAAACAGTGTGATACTTTTACAAGAAGATAAAAAATTACAGAAATGCACAAAAGAATATAAAGCAGTGGTACAATCATTACAACTTGTTGATAATTTAGCAAATAAGATTTTTGAGGAAGAGTTTGTGAAGCGGAAATGATAATAAATGGAATGTTATAGATAAGTTACACATAAGCTTAGAGACATATAAGAGAAGAAAGAGAAAACTAATTTATACGGTACACGAAGAATTAAAAAAGTAACACTAAACTTACAGCCATAATGGTTGTAAGTTTTTAAAAAAAATTTTAATAAAACTATTGACATACGTAATAATACGTAGTATAATTATATACAGAAGGGAGGAAAATAGATGCGTGCAAGAGAACTGATAAGATTGTTAGAAGACAACGGTTGGTATAAAGTTTCTCAAAATCGGTTCTCACTTAAAAATGAAAAAACGGACAACAAGTTGAAATAATACCAGTACATAGAAAAGATATACCAATCGGAACAGTAAATACAATCTTGAAAAGGACAGGGCTGAAATAAGCCCTTCCATATACATAGTATTTTATTTTTGGGCATGCACTCCTTTCTAAAATGAAGAAGGTGGTTGAGAATGAAAAAGAAAGTTTATCCTGCTATTTTTAAATTTGATAAGACTGAAAATTGTTATTTAATTGATTTTATTGATTTGAAGGGTTGTAGTACTTTTGGGAAAAGTATAGAAGAAGCGTTTAGTATGGCTCAAGAAGCAATGGGATTATATCTGGAAGACTGTAAAGATTATCCTATAGCTACACAAGAATTAAACAATATAAGATTAAATGAAGATGAATTTATAGCATTAATAGATATAGATATGGAAGAATATTATAAAAAACATAGCAATAAAGCAGTAAAAAAGACATTAAGTATTCCAGAGTGGCTAAACGTTGAAGCGGAAAAGAAAAATATAAACTTTTCACAAGTGTTACAAGAAGCTTTGAAAATAAAGATAGAAGAACTTGATTAATATAAAAATATTTGTTATAATATAAATAGCACGTATCTATTATTTCTATAATAGAGACTGAGAGTGGGAAAAATAAAGAAACCTACTCTCTTTTTTTTATTATAAAAAAATGACCCTTTTTTGACCTTTTTTGTTAAAAAAACGTGTTATAATATTAATATCAAGAAAAATAAATATAAACTTTTGCAAGAGTTTTGCGGCGAACGCAAGGCTCTTTTTTAGTGGAGAAGTAATGAATTGGGAAAGGTGTAAATGAAAAAAAGAAGAAAAAAAAGGAAATCTTATAATTGGGAATTTGAAATAGCAAGAGGAAATACAGATAAGTTTTATAATTCTACAGACTTTGATATAGCGAGAGAAAAAGTTCTAGCAAGAGATAAAGGGAAATGTCAGTTTTTTTTAGGTAAATGGAATGATGGTAAACATTTTCCAAATAAAATCAAAATAATAAAAGCAGAAATAGTACATCATATTATACCAATTAAACAAAGACCTGATTTAGCATTAGATATTAATAATATGGTAAGTTTAAGTTTTGAAGCACATGAGATTATAGAAGATAGAAATAGATTTAAATATAGAAAAAGAAAAAGAATTACGCAAGAAAGGTGGTAACTATGAAGCTAGAACATTTAATGCAGGCATATAAGATTAATGAAATAGAAGCGGAACTAAAAGAAGAAACCGAAGCAACAGATATAAATGGCAATAAAGAAAGAGCTGGAGTAATTAGCTTTGGCAACGGAATATCTGCAAGTTATTTGTTAGATGATGAAGAAATAGTAGTAGCAATGAAAATATTCTTTAATTGCTTGGCAAGAAATAGTTTTAAAGTTGATGCACAAATAAGTCATGTAATTAAAGTTATAACAATTATGCAAAATACAATAATGTTATTATCTAATATACCTCAAAAAGAATGTAATATGATATTACAAAGTTTAGGATTATTTGACAATACATTTACACAAGGAAAACAAATACAACACTTAGACCATACTTACAAGATAGAAATAATAGATGGATTATTATGTTTAAGTATAAATGAAAAAGAGGAGGAAAGATAGTGAAGAAGTAACATTAGATACAATAGAAGATGAAGTGATGGATATGGATATAATAGAAATCATATCAACAAACCAATATGCAGATGGGAAACCAATACAATCAAAAATAGAATATAAATATAAAGAAATTTAGAAGCGGAACACCCCCGTCAAAATCTCGGACTAAAACGAGCTTAAGGAGAGCGGGTGTGTGGTCAAAACTGTTTAATTTTTTAAATTATATCACGTGAAAGGGGGTATAATATGGCGAACACTAAGGAAAATGATGAAATAAAACAAATAAGAGAAGATTTATTAAATCAATTAATAGAACAAAACAAATTTGGAAAACATTTTGAAAGTTTGGTTGAGGACTACATAAACTTTGAGAAGTTAAAAAGAAAAATGCAAGCAGATATTAATAAGAATGGGCTCCGAATAGAGGTTATGACTGGAAATGGATTCGTAACTGAGAAGAAAAATGATAATGTTTTAGATATTCTGAAAGTAAATGGCCAGCAACTAAAAATTTTACAAGATTTAGATTTAAAAGCTCCATCTCAAACACCGAAAGAAGGTGGAGGAGATGATCTACTGTAAAGAAATAAATGAATATATAAAATTTGTTGAAGATAATCCAAATGAAACAGATGATGAAATTAAATTGTTAATTAAAAATATTGTAAAGCCAACATTGTCGAGAGATGATGTTTTTTTTGATGAAGAAACTTTCAAAAAAGCAATACTATATTGTGAAAAATGGTATTATAAATTATTTCCTTATCAAAAATTTGCTTATGCTTTATTTTTTATGTATGACAAGAACAATTTGGATATTGTTATTTTTCCAGACATCTTAATATTAATGGCTAGAGGAAATGGAAAAGATGGAATGATAATGCCATTAGCAAACTTTTTGCAGACTCATTATTATGGAATTAAGAATTATCACATTGATATTGTCGCAACGTCAGAAGAACAGGCTTTAAATTCATTTAATGTTGTTTACAACATGTTAGAAGACAATAAAAAAACAATGAGAAAATACTTCTATTGGAACAAGACAGAAGTAATTAATAAAATAACTCATTCTACATTAAGATACAACACGGCAAATGCTAAAACAAAAGATGGTAAGCAAACAGGAATGATTATATTTAACGAATATCATGCGTATGAAGATTATAAACAAATTAATGTATATAGCTCTGGATTAGGAAAAATTAAACATGCAAGAACCGTTACAATTACAACAAATGGACAGGTAAGGGAAGGCCCACTTGATGAAAAAATAGCTTTAGCAAACAATGTATTAAATGGTGAACAAAATTTTTTAGGATTATTACCAATTATATACAAAATAAGGGACAAGAAAACAGTTGATGAACCAATGAAAAGATTTTTAGAAACTGGACAGAAAGAAGATATAGATATAACTGCTTGGGTCCAAGCTAATCCTAGTTTAAGATTTATGCCTATTTTAGAAAATGAAATTATTAAAGATTATTTGAAAATGCAAAAGCAAAAATCATACAGAGTAGAATTTTATTCGAAAAGGATGAATTTGCCACAACAAGATAATGAAGAAACTGTTGTTGAGTGGGAGCTAATTTTGAAAGCATCTTATATTGATGAGGAAAAAGAAATTGAAAGACCAACAGGAGAAATAAAAGGAAGAACAGCAATAGTAGGAATTGACTTTGCATCATTAAATGACTTTGCAAGTGCAGGTTTTCTGTTTAAAAGAGATGGAGAATATATTTGGAGGCAAAGAACTTGGATATGTTCTAAAAATAAATTCTATAATGATATTAAATTCCCTTTTCAAAATATAGGACAAGATGGATTTAATGATTTTGAAATAACAAACAAAGAAAGTATAGACGCAAGAGAAATGATAATGTGGATTTTATCAGAAATGAGTAAATATAATGTTAAAAAAATTGTATTAGATACATATAGATACAAATTATTAGAACAAATTTTTAAAGAAATGGGAGTATCAGTTGAAACAAAAGATAATCCTTATGGATTGGTAAGAATGATAAGATATCCTGCAAGTATTGCAGCAATAGTTGCTCCTCGTATTGAAGTTGCTTTTGCAGAAGGTAAAGTAAATATAGGAAATAGCTCAATTATGAGATGGGCAATAAATAATACTTGTGTAAAAACAGGAAAAGATGGAAACAAAAAATATGAAAAAATAGAACCAAAATTAAGGAAAAATGATCCTTTTATGGCTTTTGTGGCAGCAATGAGTGTTCAGGAACTTTTAGATGAAGAAATTATTTATGTTTAGGTGGTGAAGCAATGTTTCTAGATAAAATATTTAAAAATAACAAAGGAGAATATGTAGATATATTAGATGTACTGTTTGGAAAAAACGATTTAGAAAATTATATATATACAATAGCAGAGGCTCATGCAATAGATTTAATAGCAAGCACTATTGCTAAAACAGAGATACAAACTTTTGAAATGAAAAAAAATAAAATTGAAGAAAGCAGAGGAAATTTGTATTGGACATTAAATATACAGCCTAATTTTAATGAAAATGGAACAAGTTTTTTATATAAATTAGTTTGTAAATTGTTAGTTAATAGTTCAGCACTTGTCTTAATAAATGGCTCTAACAATGAATATTTATATGTTGCAGATGGATTTAGTATTAGCGATAAAGTTCTAAAGGAAAAAGTATTTACAGATATAATGATATCAGATGCAGAAGGAAATTCTATAAGTGCTACAAAGAAATACACAACAGATAACACTATTTACTTTTGTCTAAACAATAATTCGCTAAGAACAGCAGGTGAAGATTTTAAACGAAATACAGGAAAAATACTGAAAGCAGCACAAGGTAGCTTTATAAAAGCAAATACAGGAAAATGGAAATTGAAAAAGCCTGGTGGACAACCAATGTTAATGGATGCAGAAACTGGACAACAATTAGATTTGAAAGATTATAAAGAAAGAATAACAGATGGGTTATTTAAAGAAGATGATGCAGTTATATTGCTATCTGAAATGTTCGATTTAACAAATTTGAATCAAAACAACGAAAAAAATCTAACAGATTTTGAAAATACATTCATAAGAATAAGCAAAACAGTAGCTCAAAAATGGAAAATTCCATTAGATGTTTTTTTTGGCGATTTTACAGACAAATCAAATGGCATGAATAATTTTATAACTTTTGCAGTGGATTTGTATTATGAATTAATAGAAGACAGTTTCAACATATCTCTCGTAGGAAAACAAAGTTATTTAAAAGGTGAATATGTAAAATTTGACAGAAGCACAATTTCTCATAGAGATGTTTTAGATTGCGGAACTGGCATTGATAAATTGACAGCAAATAAATTTAGCAGAAATGAAATAAATAAGTTTTTAAGATTACCTTATATAAATGAGGATTGGGCAAATGAACACGCCCTTACAAAAAATTATGAAAATGTGAAGGGAGGTGCAGGAAGTGAAGAATAAATTTTACTGTTTTGAAAAAGAAAGCGAGAATAGTGCAAATGTTTATATTTATGGAGATATAACATCCTATGAATGGTTTGAAAATGATGTTTCGGCTTGGGGCTTTAAAAAAGAACTTGAGGAACTGGGAGAAATGTCAGAATTAAATGTTCATATAAATTCTTGTGGAGGGGAAACATTTCAAGCTTTAGCAATTTATAATTTATTAAAGAGCTTAAAATCACAAATTAATGTATATATAGATGGAATTGCTGCTTCATCAGCATCTATCATTGCTATGGCTGGGAATAAAGTATATATGCCAAAAACATCATTAATGATGATACATAATTGCTGGACTTGTGTTCTAGGAAATGCAGAAGAATTAAGAAAAACTGCAGATGATATGGACAAAGTTAAAGAGGCTTATAAAGCAGCATATTTGTCTAAAATTAAAATTGCAGAAGAAGAACTAGAAAAATTATTGTCTGATGAAACTTATTTGACAGCCCAAGAATGTTTAGATAAAGGGTTTGCAGATGAATTAATAGAAACAGAAGAAGATAATACCATTAATCAATATGCTAATAAAGCTATATTTAATCTTGTTAATAAAATAAAGAAACAAGATAAAAAACAAAAAGTTGAACTTAATGAAGAAACAATAAAAGAAATATCAGAAAATGTTGCTAATAGCATAGTTCAAAGCCTAACGAAAGAAGGCGAAAAAACAAAGGAGCTATTAGATACACATCAAGAAAAACCGATTAAAGAAGATGCATGGGCATCTTTTTTTAATACAAAAAAATAAAAAAAGGTAGGTAAAAAATTATGAAAATTAATGAAACAAAAATGAAACAAGCTAGAGAAGATGCTTTAAAAATTCTTCAAGAAACAGAGGATAAATCACAAGCAGTTATTGAAGCTATGGACAAAATTGTGTCAGTTCAATATGAAGATTTAATATCAGAAATTCAAGAACAAGCAAACAAAGCAGAAAGCGATGCTAATTATGCAAAAACATTAGGCTTAAGAAAATTATCAAAAGAAGAAAAAGATTTTTATACAGCTTTAAAAGATGTAAAACAAGCAATAACTGCCAATCAGATAGATATACTTCCAACTTCAATAATAGACGTAACAATGGAAGATGTAAAAAAGGATAGTGGAATATTGTCAGATGTAAATTTCACTCCAGCTGATGTTAAAAAATGGATAGTAGCAGAAAAAAGTGGAACTTATGCTTGGGGAGCATTAACTGACAGCATTACTGGAGAATTAAGCGCAGAGTTTGAAACATTAAACATGGACGTAAATAAGCTTTCAGTTTATTTAGTAATACCAAAAGGAATTAGCGACTTATCGTTGCCATTTGTAGATAAATATTTTACAGCTATACTAAAAGAAGCTTTAAATGATGGATTAGAATATGGATATTTACAAGGGAATGGGGTTAAACAACCTATAGGAATTTATAAACAAATTTCTGCAGCAAATTCAGATAAAACACAAAAAGATAAAACAGTTAATACAACATTAACTAACTTTACTCCAAAAGGATTAGCAGCTGCAAAAAAATACCTATCAAGAAATGGTAAAAGGACATTTGATAAATTAGTTTTAATTTGCCATCCAAACGATGAAGCAGATTATGTTGCACCTGCAATATATGATGCCGAAGGAAGAATGATAAGCTCATACAAAAACCTTGTTGTTAAAAGCTCTGCTAATAATCCAAAAGGAAAAGCAGCATTAGTAATTCCTAAAAAATATACAATAGGATTATCAAACTTTGGAATAAAAAATTATGAAGAAGTAAAAGCACTAGATGATGCTGATGTTGTTATAGGAAAAGGATATGCAAATGGTAGGGCAACAGATGATAACACAGCTTTCGTTTTTGATGTAACAAAATTAGAGGAATATGTTGCTCCTGTAAAAGTTATTGGAACTGTAGAAACAAGTGTAAAGGGAACAGTAACAACAAATACTGAAACAACAGAAACACCAGGAGCTTAGATATAAGCTCCTGAATATAAATAGGAGGAATTAAAAAATGGTTTATAAAGTAATTGAGAAATTTAAAGATCTAAAAGACAATGACCATATTTATGAGGTGGATGACATTTATCCTAGAGAAGATATTAAACTTGAAGACATACATCAAAAGAGAATTAAAGAATTGACAACTAAGAAAAATAAAATAGGCAAAATTCTAATTGAAGAAATTAAAGAGGAATCTGCTGAAAAAATAGAAGAATAGAGAGGTGTATAATGAACAATACACAAATTGAAAAATTAATTGAGGAAATTAAATCAGAGCAACATGTTTCGCCAAATGAAGAAGATGAGGTTATAGAAAAGCTAATAAAAGAAGCCGAATTTGATATTAATAGTAAATCTGGAGCTAAAATTGATTATGATGCAGATTTAACAGCAAGAGGCTTGTTAAAGAATTATGTGATGTATAGAAGATTTGGTAGAATTGCTGAATTTAAACAGTTATACGCAGGAGATTATGCTGACTTACAAGCAAAATATTACAAGCCTTCCGACATATAACGATGGAAAACTTAAGCTTTTTGCTATAAAACAAACCCAAAATACTTATCCTGTTGAATATTTAAAAAATATGAAAAAGGAAGTATGGTTTGAAGAATTATCAATATCAGATAAACTTCGTTTTGAAAGCGAAGAAAGAAAAAGAAAGTTCTCTTTAAAAATTAGAATACCTCAAATGAAAGAAATAACCTCTTTAAATGTTGTAAAAATAGGCAATGAATATCACAAAGTGTTTAATGCCTATCACTTTACTAATAATGATGGATTTAAACAGACAGATTTAACTCTTGAAGAATATCCAAGAGTAAAATTGGAGGAAGATTTATGACAAAAAAAGAATTAGTTGAATTACTAGAAAAGTTAAAGATACCTATAAAAGAAGGAACGCCGACCGATGAAATTATGGAAGACGAAGTTAGAGTTTGTTTTTGGGATTATTATTGGGAAGACCAAACAGCAAGTGGAAAAGATTATAACACTATAGTTACTTATCAGATTTCTATAATAGCTGACAGACCAAGACATACGAAACTTCTGGAACTAAAACATTTATTGAATGATATAGAGCTATTTCCTGCGATACAGCACGAATATGATCCAGAAACAAGGCGTTGGCATTCATTTTTCTCACTAGAGGTATTAGAAAATGTCTAATGAAGTTTACGGATATAGTGGATTTGAGGCAATGTCCGAAATTTTGGAAAAATATATAGATGGTGCAGACAATGCAGTAGATGTATTAGAGACAGGTGCTAAAGAATTTGTTGGTGATTTATTAAAACTTCCTAAACCAATTTCAAAAATTAGAAAATCAGGCTACACACACTTAATTAAGTGTTTTGCATATAAAAAGAAAAACAAAGAAGTAGAGGCAGGATGGGGTAAATATTATGGCCCAATGCTTGAGCATGGAACTGTAAAAATGAATGCTCAAGAACATCTATTCCCAGTATGGGATAGAAATAAAGAAAAGTATTATAAAAAAATGCTTACCAAGTTAGGAATAAAAACTTGGTAATTTTTTATTAAAAGGAGGATTTTAAAATGGCAATTAATACAAAAAAACCTATGGTAAAAGAAACAGTAGGTGCATTATACTATGCATTCAATACACCAGATGATTCTGGCAATTTCACAACAACATATGAAGAGAATGTTACAAAAAGTAATGTGGTAAAAAATATAGGAACTACAGAAAACTCTGAAGTAGCTGTGGTTAGAGCTTCGGGTCAAGACTATACAACTGTAAATCAAAATGAAAGTATAGAGATGGCAGTAGAAGTAGTTGCTTTTGACCCAGAAGATTTAGCAAAAATGAGAGGAGATGTTATAGGTACAGCAGGATTAAACCGTTCTGGAAGAACAGCCGTAAGACCTTTCTTCGCATTTGGAAAAGTTGTAAAAAAACTAGAAGGAAAATTTGAATTAGCTTGGTACCCTAAATGCCAATTAGTAGAAAATACAGATGATATTGCAACAAAAGAAGAGAATTTTTCAGAGCAAAATGACACTGTAACTATAAAAGCTTATGCATATAATGACTTAGGAGATAAAAAAACATATGTAAACAATGAAATGTCAAAATTTCCAGAAGGATTAACAGAAGAGAAATTCTTTGCAAAGCCAATTTTAGATGATGCAGGATTAGCTGCAGCAATTACACCAGGAACTTAGAAAAAACAAGGCTCTAAAATTGATTTAGAGCCTTTTCTAAAATTATTTAATATAAGAATATAGGAGAAAAATATGGAAATAGAATTAAAAAATGGAGAAAAACTAACTTTAGAAGTAACACCACTTTTATTAGAATATATCGAAGATTATGAAGGTGGAATTGAACAATTAAAAAAAGATGCACAAGGTAATAAAGATAAAAATGGTTATACAAAATCAATGTATGCGACAAATCATATTTTATATTCAATTATAGCATCTAATTATGATGAACCATTAACATATAGACAAGCGGTGAGACTTGTGAAATTAGAAGATGTAGAACCAATAGTTGATTTTGTGATAAAAAACACACCAGAAGTTTCTAAAACAAGTAATATAAATAATTCTAAACATCGTTTGTAGAAAAATGTCGAAAATTGCGACACATTTTTCTTGTAATATTTTGCTACAAAAGGTAAAATGTAATAAGGAAGGTGATATTATGGAATGCCCAAAATGTAATAAAAAAGTGAGTGAACTAGACGAAAAATGTCCATACTGTGGATTGGATTTTAAAATTTATCAAAAAGAAAAAAACATAAAAAAAGAGAACTACGAAAGTGGCTATAAAACAGTTGCTTTAAGATTTATAAATGCTTTTCAATTAATTTGTTGTATAATAATTGCTTTTGTGAATTGGAGCAATGAAAAGATAATTACAGGATTTACATTTTTATTTAGTGGAATTGTACTGTTTGCATTTATAAAAGGCTTTTCAGATATAATCGATTTGTTAGATAGTATAAATGGTAAATTAGACAACAAGTAGAATATTAAAAAACAATGAGTATCAAACAATAATGAAGTAAGCTTTTGCAGAAGGTTGAACAGCTTGTAAAGTTTGCCACTAGGAGATGAACAAGGATGAATAATAATAACATAGAATCTAAATACAAGATAATAGGATTTATTGCATTTATTATAATTTGCATTGTATTATACTTTTGCATATTTGGCTCTAATAGTAAAGAAAATAATGCAAGTAAAGAACCAGACGAAATAGAATTAATGACTTATGCTCAAATGGTCTTAGAAGATAATTTATATAAACCAGACTATTCAAGTTATAAAGGAGATTACGAATTTATAAAAACAGGATTAAGATATAAAATAGAAGGAAAGGTAAATGGCGAAAAGTTCTGGATGATTATAGAATTTGTAGATGAAACATATGAAGAATATGATTTGATATCACTACAAATTGGAAATAATAAAATATATTAATAAAAAACATTTGCAAATGCAGGTACTTTTTTATTTAGCATCAGATTTACTCTGGTGCTTTTATTATGCTTAAAAAGAGGTGAAAAAAAGTGGGAAGTAATGATTTAAAAAGAGTAGGGCTTATATTTACAGAAGAAGGAGCAAAAGATTTTAAGAAAACTCTTCAAGATATAAATATAGAAATGAACAAGAATTATAATCAATTTAAGCTAACACAATCACAATGGGATAATTCTACTAAATCAACAGAGAAATTAAAAGCACAACAAGAATATTTAACAAATGCTTATGAGATTCAGTCAGATAAAGTAAATGTTTTAAAAATGCAATTAGCTGATTTAGAAAATGCAGAAAATAAAAATACAACAGCTATAAAAAAGAAACAAAATGAATTAACTAATGCAGAAATTAAACTAAAAAATTATGAGAGTAAATTAAAAGATGTTCAAACACAACTTACAAATACAGGTAAAAAACTTGAAGAATGGGGAGAAAAAGTTGAAAAATCAGGAAAGAAAATAGAAAACGCAGGCAAGAAGTTGTCTGCGTTTTCTGCTGCAAGTATATCAGCCTTAACTTTAAGTGCTAAGAGTGCAATAGATTTTGAAGATGCTTTTGCAGGAGTAGAAAAGACAGTTGATGGAACGAAAGAACAGATGGAAGAGTTAAAACAGGGCATTAGGGACATGGCAAAAGAAATACCTTCTTCTACAACAGAAATATCAGCAGTAGCAGAAGCGGCAGGACAGTTAGGAATAAAGACAGAAAACATATTAGATTTTTCAAAAGCAATGATAGATCTAGGAAATTCCACAAATCTTACTGCTGATGAGGCTGCTTCACAGCTTGCAAAATTCGCAAATATAACTCAAATGTCACAAAAAGACTTTGACAAATTAGGATCAACAATTGTTGATTTGGGTAACAAATATGCAACAACAGAAGCGGATATTGTAAGTATGGCCATGAGGTTAGCAGGTGCAGGAAAACAAGTTGGTTTCTCAGAAGCGGAAATTTTAGGGTTGGCAACAGCATTGAGTTCAGTTGGAATAGAAGCAGAGATGGGTGGTTCAGCAATTTCTAAGGCAATGGTAAAAATGCAAAATGCTGTTGAACAAGGTGGCAAAAAGTTAGATACAGTACTAAAAAAAACAGGAATGACATTAAGAGAATTAGAATTGATGTCTGCAAATGATTCAATGGGCTTTAAAGAATTGTCACAAAGTATTGGGATGACAAGCACAGAATTAAAACAATTGATAACAGCAGGAACAAATCTTGAAGACTTTGCAAAAGTTTCAGGAATGACAACAGAGCAATTTAAAAAAGCATGGAAAGAAGATGCTGCAGGTGCACTATCAGAGTTCATTAAAGGCTTAGGAGATGCTAAAAACAAAGGCGAAAGCGCAATTACAATGCTTTCTGAAATGGGGCTAACTGAAGTTAGATTAAGAGATTCTTTGTTGCGTGCAGCAAATGCTGGGACCCTGTTTAATGATGCAATAAATACAGGAACACAAGCATGGAAGAATAATACAGCATTAACAAATGAAGCAAATAAAAGATATGATACTCTAAAAAGTAAAATAAAAATAGCAATTAATAAATTAAAAGATATGGCTATTACTCTCGGAAACAAACTAATGCCAAGCATTGAAAAAGTAATAGAAGGACTTGGAAAATGGATTGATAAGTTTAGTACATTGTCAGATAAGCAAGTGAATATGATAGTAAAAATAGGACTTATTGTTGCGGCAATAGGACCTTTGGTTACGATAATTGGAAAAGTAACATCAGTAATAGGTGGAACAATAAAAGGAATAGGGACTTTTACTCAAGCAATAGGAGTAGCAAGAGGCAAAATAACATCTACATCTGAAGCAGTTAATGGATTGGCAAAAGTGTTTACTGTAGTAACGAGCCCAGTGGGATTAGCATGTACAGCAATAGGACTAGCTGTTGCGGGAATTGCTATTGCTGTTAATGAAAGTCAAAAGAAAACTAAGGAAGCTTTCGAAAATATGAGCGAAGGGGTATCAGATTTTTATAATGGTTTAAAGAGTGCGGAGGGATATTTAAACAGTTTTAATACAACGATGTTTGCAACTAATGAAGAACAACAAAAATTACAAACGCAAATGGATGAAGTGCAAAAAGGAATAACTGATATTTGCAAAACTGCATCAGATGAACGTAGAGGGTATACACAAGAAGAAATAACTCAATTAGATGAATATTTTAAAAAATTGAGAGAGCTAAAGGACAGAGAGATACAAATTCAACAACAAATTGCAGGAGCTATAACTCAACAAGCAGTAACAAATGCAGAAACTTTTCAAGGCAGTTTAGATGAGTACAAAGTACAATCACAAGAATGGATTGCAACAGCACAAAAACAGTCAGAACAAACAAAACAACTTATAGAGCAAGGAACAATAGAAGAAGTTGCTTTATTAAATCAAAGATATGGAGAACAAGCAACAATGCAAAATGGGGCTTATGCTACTGAATATAATAATATAATGGCACAAAAACAAGCAAAAATAGATGTAGCAAATGAAGAAGTAGCAAAGATTAGTGAAGCATATGCAAATGGATATTTAGAAAGAGCAAGTCAAAATGATGGGTTTTATACTAAATTACAGGAATACAATAAAAAGATAGAAGAAGAAAACAATAGACATAACGATGTGATTCAAAATATTGAAGATGGAAATTTTAATAAAATATTAGGAATAAAAAAAAGTAAAGAAAGTGAAGCATGGAAACATTACGAAAACCAAAAAAAGATTTGGGAAGAAATGTACAAGAATATGTCTGAAGAGCAGGCAAAAGAACTTGGTGTTTGGTTGGAGCAAGTGGCACAGACAGAAATGTATGGTGGAAAAATTAGTGATGAAACTCAAAAAATGGTTAATTTTATCATGGACAGTTATGATAACATGCCAGATGATACTAAAAAAGTAATGAAGCGAACTATGGAAGGTATGCTAAATGGTATGAAAGATGAGGAACCATCATTATTTGCAAAAGCGAAAGGAATTGCAGATGGAATATTGAACCGATTAAGAAAAGCTTTTGACATTCATTCTCCGTCAAGGAAAACAAGAGCAATATTTAAAAATGTGATGAAGCGGAATGGAAAAAGGAATAGAAACAGAAGAAAGTAATTTGTACAAGCAAACGGATAAAGTAGCTGAGCATGTATTGGATTCTCTGGATTCAATTAATTCTGATGTTAATCTTAAATTCAAACGTACTGGAGATCTTAGCGCGAATATAGACTATAATAAATTATTTAATATATTGTATTCTGCTTTCATTAAAGCGTTAAATTCTTGTAAATTAACATTAGATGAAGATGGTTTTGCAAGGATAATTAAAAATGAATTATACGAGGTGCTATAATGTTTAAATTTAAAGGAATATCAAATACAGATATGCAAGTTGTAATTGAAGAAGAAGAACATTTCTTGGCTAAAGCTTCACAGAAATATGAAGTTACAGAAATAGAAGGAAGAGATGGTGCTATTTTTGATGAATTAGGTTATTCTTATATTGAAAGACCTATTTATGTGCAATGTTTGAATCCTAACAAACTTGATGATATCCTTGCGTGGCTAGATGGTGAGGGAGAGTTAGAATATAAAGGAAGAAAAACGAAAGCAAGATTTTATGCGGAATTAGAACCAAAAAGGACTGCAGGAATCAAAATTATTGATACTAACTTTATCAGAGCTCCATTTTGGGAGAAAGCTGATGATAATTATATAGTAGTTACAAATAATGTTCAAAACGAAGGAAATAAAACAAGCAGACCTATAATAAGAATTGAAAAAGGTTCAAGTGATAGTATTGAATTAACTTTAGGTGGTGTTAGGTTTAAATATACGTTTAGCGAAAATGATACTTATGTAGAAATAGATTGTGAAGAAAAAACAGTTGTATATGAAGGCCTTAATAGAAGCAGAAATCTTGAAATAGGATACAAATACCCAAAATTAGAAGTAGGAAACAATGCAATCGTAATACATAGTGGCTCAGCTACTGTCAAAATAAAAAGAAAGGACAGATGGCTATGATTAAAATATTTAATGCAACTGATACAGATTTTAAAACAGCAGGAAACATTATTATTAATCCTTTATATTGTCATGAAATTAAGAAAAAGTCTTTAAATGGATGGTATATTGAAGTAGAAATCCCAATTAAATATAAAGAGTATATAGAAGCCGATAAGCTGTGTGTAGTAAAAACAAAATCTAAATTAAAACCACAAGCATTTAGAATAAATGATAGCATAACATATACGAATAGAAAAATAAAATTCACAGCTGAACATGTAATGTTTGATAGTAGAAGATATGTACTTTTAGATGTAAGACCAACTAATTTAAATGGCCAGAATGGGTTAAAATATGTTAATGAAAGGACTGATAAAACCAGTCCTTTTTCTATTGACTCAAATGTTGAAAACGTAAGTACAGCATATTTCATAAGAAAGACTTTATTAGAATCTTGGCAAGTATTTGAAGAACGATGGGGAGGAGTATTTGAAGCAGACAACTGGGATATTAGTTTTAAACAAAGCATAGGAAAAGATAATGGCGAAACTATTGTTTACGGTAAAAATATGCAGGGATTTGAGATCTTTGAGGACTGGTCTAATGTATGCACAAAAATTTTACCAGTTGGATATGATGGACTTTTATTGCCCGAAATATATTTAGAAAGCGAAACACAATACGAAATATCGTATACAAAAATAGTAGATTTTCAAACAGATTTAGAAGCAGAAGAACAAACAGAAACTAATTTATTGTTAGAGTTAAGAAACAATGCAAGCAAATATTTAGAAGAAAATTGTGTTCCTAAAGTTAGTTATACAGTAAATTCAAATGTAAATAATGATTTAGAAATTGGGGACACAATAAAAGTTTTACATCCTTTTGTAAATATTTTTACAGAGGTTTTAGAGTATGAATATGATTTGATTTCTGAAAAAGTGAAGTCATTGACTTTTGGAAATTACACAAGAGATGTCAAAATAAAATTTAACAATATAAAAAATACTATTGAAACAATTAGAAATGAGAATATCTAATATAAGGAGCGAAAAGCTCCTTATATTGTGGTATAATATTATGTAATGAAAGGAGCTAATATATGAATATTTTGTTAATTGAAGATACAGAATCAATTATAAAAGGACTCACATACTCTTTTGAAAAAAATAACTATAATTTAAATGTAAAAACTACTATAAAAGATTCAAAAGAATATTTATTAAATAACTCCAACATTG